CCACGAACTATACAATATCAAAGCTATGTTACTTACTCCATTTCCCAGTGAAGTCCAGTAAGTCCCGCTCATTCTGTATTTATGTAAAAACGATAGATACCTATTCCTAACGTTCTCACCCTTGGTGTTTACTTTTCTAAACAACTTTTCTGCACCAAGGTACCCTAATCTTTTTAATACGGCACAGACCATTTCCGTTTCAGCTTGTCTTAAGAAAGGACGTAATGTTCTTTCGAAAGAGCTGTAGTCTGTGCTAACATGGTCAAACTTTGTTATTTCCCTTAATTTTTCATATATCTCCAGATTATCGTTTCCTTTAATCTGATGTTTTTGCATGAAATCAGTTTCATAAATAAGTTTTTGTGCGTGAAGGATCACAGACAGATCCACTAGAAGCTTTTCAGACATTGTGTAAATGCCTCTAGGTTTCAAAATCGTGTTGGGATTATCATTTTCTTTGTGTGAAGATTCAAATTTTACAAACATGCCACCCTTTAACCACTTAGCGTCTGAGTCATTCCACAGTTCTGCAGATTTGGCAGACGCTAACAAAGCTTCAACATAAGCTTTTGGTTTGTTCGTTATGAACGAGGGCAGCATATTCATAATACCTGCTTCATCTTGACACTCACTTTCTACTATGATTTGTCTTAACACTATCTTTGTGAATTTCTTAGAAACACGAGTAAACTCGGGCTTGTTTCTACCTTTATTCCCTTCACTAACGCGTCCCAATACTGCTACTAGCGTATTAATTGGTCCACTATCTGGCACGTGTCCCAGCGCCATCCTTTTGCCATCAATCGTGAAATTGATAGGCGTTTCGGCACAGACTGTTGTCTGCAACCTTGCTTCTTCATATTCTATTATGTTACTACTATTCGGTCTCAAAGTTATTAGAGACGTCATGGCTTCTTCTTTCTTTTCCAAAACACAGTAAATGTGAGAACAAAAGTATAATTTTGTCCATTCTAACAAGAGAGGAGAAACCAAGGCACTGACATTCTGTCAGCGCCTTAGTGATGGCATAATGCGAGCAACTTCTTCAGTGGTACACATGATACCATTGTTTCTGTTGGCCGCAAAATAGTGTAATGCCACAAATTCTGTGGAATCACGCATAATTAAAGCATTTGTCGGAGTATTAAGAGTTGCATCTCTATTCATACGCGACAAAATTGTTGGCAAAATAGCCAGAGGGGAGTTTACTGAACGGCTCAAAACTGAATCCACAAGAGTGCTGCTTACTACTTTGGTTACCAACATTTTAAGAGATAAAGGTCCGCCTAACTCGACAAAGTCGGTCAACAGCCCTGTGAAATCTCTACCAGTCCATCTGTTAACCATTCGTTGGAAACCAGAAGAACTAACGTTGCTATCCCATAAAAGTCTAAGTTCATATTTGATCAAAAATAAACACGAATCAGCCTCTATCTCATGCGTTCTTTTTGTGAAGTCTCTAACATCTGACGTGATATTAGGCAAATTAACTCTAGCAATCTCTTTGATACCGAAATGTGTTGGTGCGACTCCTTTCATAAATGAATCAACCCAATTAGCATAGACTCTATTGTAAGCTACCATCAAATGACTAATCTCCTCTGAAACCCCTCCCATCATGTTAGAAGTATCAAAAGGAATCACCATATCGAGTGGTGTGTGGTTGGTGTGTTCTAAAACATAACTTTCAGTGAAAGGATCTGAAGGCAGTAAACCATCTCCGTATCCTACAAAACCACTGTTTTCGGGCTCTGCGACGGGTTTTATTTCTCCCGCTTCACCTTCTGTTGTTTCAGGTGCAACCACACCATTGTCTTCCTCCTCTTCAGTAAGCAAATTGAAAGGTAATTGATCCCAAGACTGGGTTTGATTTGTACCAACACTCAAAGAGACTACACCATCATGTTTATAAATGCAAGTCTTTCCATAAGGACACATGGAGGACTTAACCCAATATTTGCATTTGGAGTTGCGACTTGGTAAGTGTATGATACTGTCATCTCTATTCTTCTCGGAAATTGTATACATTTTATAAAAAGACCTATGTTTCCACAGTCTGTCTGTTGATGCACCAATGATATCACG